TATTATTTATACGATTTATTATTTCAAGTTTCCAATCATTATCTTCACTAGCAATAAAAAATATAGGTTCTTCTTCATCCATAATTATATTTTTAACATCCTCTAATAATTTATCTGTAATTATTATAAATTCATTTGTTAAATTTTCATGTCTAATATCACCATAGTCATTAACTTTATCAGTTTTTCTCAGATGAATCCCGTACGCTTTTTCTATATTATTCGGTATTTTTTGTAATATAATTTCAGAAGGTTGTATTATTTTTTTTGAATATTCAACAAAATCATTAGATATTTGTTCAAATGTTATTTCATTAAAAAAATGTTTAATAAATTCATAAAGTTTATATGGAGAAATGGAACCTGAACAATTATGAGAAATTACATAAAAATTATGTTTTTCATTAGTAATTGTTATTTCATTAAAGTTAAATAATCTCATATCATAGTTATTATTGCCCCAAGGTTTATATAGATTCCCGTCAAATGTTACATTTGGTTTATAATTAAGATATTTACACAATATAAAAAATCCTATTAAATCTAATAATTTATCACCTAATCCACTATATAATACAATACTAGCATTATTATTTTCCATTTTTATATAGTATTATTATTTAGTTATTTTTTAAGTTAAAAATAACAAAATAATATTTAAATATGCGTGTAAAATATAATAAAGTTGTAATATAAAAAACATTATGCTTATAAAAAAACACTTCTTTGAAATAACACATCATGTAATTATTTTAATATTACCAATAATATTTATAACATTACCATTAGTATATATTAAATACATAACATGGATACCATTAGCAATAGCATTTAGTTGGATAATTTTTAATGGTTGTATAATAAATACATTACACGATAATAAAGCTAATATTAATACTAATCAAACAGATAATATAACCCCTATTTTAAAATTATTTAGTAAAAAATTAGTCAATTATATAAACAAAAAATATTTACAAAATACAAATAGAATAATTTATATTAGTTTTTTTTATTTTATATTACTCATAACAATTGCGTGTTATAGATTAATTTATAATATTAATGTTATTAATATATGAAAATAAAATTGAAACTATTATAAAGACTTTAATAATATAAACATAAAGTATTATATTGTTAAACAATAAATGAGTATTTATAGTGAAACAAGTCAATATAAATATAATATATTAGATGTTATTAGTAATAGAGTTATTTTATATAAATACTTGGAAGATTTGAATTTATATATAAAAAATAAAACACTATACGAAATTATAACATATGCTAGGAATATATGTAATGGTCTCCCTAGTGAAGAAGATTTAATTGAAAATTTAAAATCGGATAAAAATACTAAAGATAAAGGACTAACTGGAAAAATTATAGAATATGGATTGTTTGGTCAAAAACCTAATAATGATTCAACTCCTAATATTATTAAATTGGGTTATGATATAAAAACTTGTGTATTTAAGTCTCTTAAAAATGGTGGAAAAAATGCAAAAGAACGGCAAACATTAACAAATTGTGGTACTACAAAAAATTATGAAACCACTAAATAATAATTTACAGCAGTTATTTTATAATTATTACTTTTACGAGTAGTCATTATAATAATGGTTTATTATTTTATAAAAAAAATTGATTTGAAAAACTAATTATAATTAAATGGAAAGAATAACAAAATGGAAAATAATACCAAAATGTCGTTAAATAAAACTAATTTAAATAAATGGGTTGAACAAGGGAAAACTATACCTATATGCATTAATGAAGGTTGTGAAAATAATGTAGCTATAAGGCACTGGTCTGCACAAGGCGACCCGTCTTTAAAAACAGAATGTTCAAGATGTGCAGATGCGAGAAAAAGAAATAAAAATATTGATGGTATTACATTTCATAAAAAAAAATATTGTGAAAATAAAGATGGAATATTAGGGTTTATATGTCCTATGGATAAAGAGCGTTACAGCGAATTTCCAAGCGATATATACCATATGGATCATTTAGACGGAAACCATCACAATAATTCATTAGACAATTTAAAAACATTTTGTGCTATTTGTCATACTCGTAAAGGTAAAGAAAGTGATGACTTTAATGCGTTTAAATCATCAAGCAGAATTCATAAAGTTTGATACATATATTAAATTTATTAATTTATCTTTTGAATAAGATTTATATTTACAATCATTATTTACCAGTTGATAAAGATGTTTTTTGTTAAACTTATTTATTTTTTTTTTAATTTGGTCCTCATTTAAATTAACATAATCATCTTTGTTTATTGATATAGATTGATTAGTAGATTGTTTTGTTATATTTTTAATTCTATTTTCAAATATGGTTATATAATCCTTATGTATTTCAAATCCTATACTTTTTCTATTTAATTTAAACGCAGATATTAGGGTTGTTCCTGAACCAACAAAAGGGTCTAAAATTAAATCTCCACAAAAGGAATAATATTTTATTAGATTAGCAACCAATAATTCTGGATATGGAGCTGGATGTTTAGATTTTGTTTCTGGATTTATTTTCCATACATTAGTTCTTTCATATCCGTCATTAACCTTACTATTTAATGATGTAATAGCATCATACCCTCTCACTATTTTATCTATTAAGAATTTTGATGGTTTTTGAAATATAAATATATATTCATTAATAATATTTGGTTTATATGCGACAGGTTGTCTATGTTGGTAAAATCCGCCATTTCTATTTTTTGCTGAACCTTCTGGCTTCACCCAAATAATATCTTCAATAAATTTCCAACCAATTTCTTCCATTAAAGGAACAAAATGAAATGCTAATGGTATTCTACTGCTTTCACTATTACGATTTTCTCTTTGAATTAATATATTACTTAAATTTACGCAACACATTCTACCATCCTCAGTAATTTCATATATTAATGTAAATACATTTTTTAGTGTATTTAAATATTCTTTATAATCTGTATAAGATACATAATCTTTGACATTGTAATATGGCGGTGATGTAATTGTTAAATGAATTTTTTTATTATCATTCTTCATATCCGTCAAACCCTTTATACAACACGAATTAATAATCGTGTAATCCGTTGTTGTAATTTTATATGTATTTGATGGTTCAACTTTAGTTTCATTTTCTTCAACTTTAGTTTCATTTTCTTCAACTTTAGTTTCATTTTCTTCAACTTTAGTTTCATTTTGTTCAACTTTAGTTTCATTATTTTTATAATCATAGTTTATTTTAATCATCTTTTCAGCAACAACTTTTTCAATTATTTCTTCAATTTTGCTTTCAAAAACACAAGGATTTTTTTTAGTAGTGTGTTTGGTATAATGACCCTTTTGAGTAAATTCTTTTCCGCATTTTTCGCAACTATATTTAACCATTTTTCGTTGTTATAATATAGTATAATATTATATTTTTAAATCAAATTTTTTTATAATTAATTTTAACCATTTTTAGTTAAAACTTCTAAACATTCCTGAATTTTGAAATATATAATAAAATGTATTTTATTAGAACTAAAATCGGCGTTTGAAATGTAAAAAGGTGTAATAAATCAATTTATTTATCAATTTTTATAATAAATTGATAAATATTTATTTAAAAAGAAAAAAACATTTTTGTTAGTGTAGTTTCTACACAGAAAATTCTATGAATAAATATTGAAGCTATTAATAATATAAAAAATATTAAGTACACATTACTTTTCAAATAAATATTTATAATATAAGCAGCAACAAATGTTAATAGTGTATCAACTATTGCAATATAAAAAAAATCTTAATGAATGACCTCCTTGTCCAACTTTTCCAAATATATCTCTATATTTACATAAACTCATAGGCTAATATATATTAATATTTTAATTAAATTATAATAATATATAAACGATACTATTTTTCAATTAATTTAATGGCTTGATCACACGCAATTTGCTCGGCCTTTTTCTTAATCTTATGCTCTGCTTTTGTTAAAAACACTAATAATTTGTCTTGTTTTTCTAGTAAATCATGAATTGCTTTAAATGAACCTAATTTGTCAAAGTTAACAGCATTACTAATTTTAACATTATGAATATTTTGTCCAAAGCAAATATAAAGTCCCATTACATATAATTTATCATTATCATCATCGTCATCAAGTCTAGGACTTCTTAACTCTACATAATCAGGAGTAATTTTGAACTCTTTTTGAATAATTACTTGAAGTTTATTTTTATAATTATCATCATTATTAATTAAATTAGTCCAATCTACATGCTTTTCAAATACATTTTCTACAAAGATTTGTGCCATTTGTAGTCCTGGACCACAATTAAATACATTTTCAAACCATCCATATTCATCTTTAATAGAAATACGATTAAAATCTAGGAAAATAGCACCAATAAATGCTTCAAATAAGCAACCTAATTTTTTTAAATTATTGCGAATATTCTTATCTTCAGCATGCCGTGAAATAATAAAATATTTATTTAACCCCATTTCAAGTGCTAATTTTCCAATATGCTCATTTTTAACTAAAGCAATCTTTTTTTCAGTCATAAATCCTTCCTCGGCTTTAGGAAAACGTTTATATAAATAATATTTAGTAATAAGTTCCAAAACTCCATCACCAAGAAATTCTAGACGCTCATTTGATTTAGTTTTAAGTGGTAAACAATTTTCTGGTTTATCGGAAATAACAATATTGGCAATGGAATTTTCTAATTTAGGACGTTTTGTATAAGATTTATGAATAAATGCTCGTTTATATAATTCAATATTAAATGGTTTAGTAAAAATTCCGTATTTTGATAATAATTCTTGAACATTGGCAATACTAATTTCATTATTATTGCTATTATATGGATTAAAAATTAACTCTTCATTATCTAATTTTAAATGGTTAATGCTTGTTTGTAACTCATTGTCAGAATTAGATTCTTCATCGCTATTAACATCTTTTAAACAATTATTGTTATTTAATTTGACTTCACCACAAATCATAGTATTTCAAATAATATAATTATAAATTAATATATTTAAGACAATTTTAATTTTTATTATTTTTTATATTTAATTATTTATTTTTTTCACAATTTATTTATTTATTTTTTTTACAATTTATTTATTTATTATTTAATTATTTTATTTAATAATAAAAAAATAAAATAATAAGTATTATTATAAAAAGATGCCAGGTAAAAAAATTTCTAAATTCGGTAGCAACTTATATACAAACAATACAAACGTCTTTGGTTCAATGGCAGGTTTAAATTCAACCGTTGGTGTAAGACCAAATGTTACAGGAATAGTAGGTTACAAATACGATAATTTACCCAAAAATGCTTTAAATAATGGTTGTGTGCGAAACGCAAGTTCCGCACAAAATGTGCAGTGTGCTAATTTTTTACCTAAAAAAGCACTAACTTTATATGATCCAGTTCGCAACAGAAATATACTGGGTTAATAAATTATTAGATTAATAAGTTACCAATAAATTACTATTATTAAACTATAAATAATACTAATTTAAATAATTTTTAATATACATTAATTAGTATAATAATTATGCAATTATTAATAGATTTACGAGAACCTAAAACATTAGTAGATTATATTAATTCTTTAAATGAAGCTTCGAGTATTAAAATTACGATTGTCCAAAAAAATTTAACTATAGGCGATTATGTTTTTTATGATGAAGTAAATGCTAAAGAACTATTAATTATTGAGAGAAAATCTCTCTCTGATTTAGAAGCATCTATTAAAGATGGACGTTATAATGAACAATCATTTAGATTAAATGAATGCAGTTTACATAATCACAATATAATTTATTTATTAGAAGGAGCAATAATTAAATACAATCCAAAATTTAGGAGTACATTATATTCATCATTGTTTTCTCTCAATTATTATAAAGGGTTTTCGGTTATTAATGTTTTAAATCAAACAGAAACGGGGGATATATTAATGGCTTTTGCTTCTAAGTTATTAAGAGAAAATAAACCTGGATTTTATAATGATCTAAGTAATAATGGCGAAAATAATAACATAAATTATATTAGCACACTTAAGACAACAAAAAAATCACATATAAATAGTAGTAATATATTTCAACTTATGTTAATGCAAATACCTGATATAAGTAGCGTTTCCGCATTAGCCTTAGCAAATGAATTTAAAAATATGGAAAATTTATTAAATGCTCTTAAAAGTAGTAATCTGGATAAGTTAGAAAATATAAAACTGGCAAGTGGGCGTAAAATAAATAAAAAAATAATTGCTTCATTAAAAGAAAATTTAGTTTAAATATTATTAAATTATATTATTACATATTATTATAATAATATATAATATATAATATAATATAATAATATAATATATAATATATTATAAGCATATGCCTAGTAAAGAAGAAATAGAATCTTCTAGAATACCTACTAGCTTATTTTTATTAAGTACTATTTTATTAAGAGCAACAACTAGAACTACTTTAGAAGATAAAGATGAAAGAGAAGAATATGAAAAAGATGAAGAAGAAGATGAAGAAGATGAAGATGAAGATGAAGATGAAGATGAGCATGGTGAAGAAGGAGATGAGCATGGTGAAGAAGGAGATGAGCATGGTGAAGAAGAAGAAGATGAAGATGAGCATGGTGAAGAAGATGAAGAAGAAGATGAAGATGAGCATGGTGAAGATGAAGCACCAGCCGAAGCACCAGCACCAGCTGAAGCACCAGCACCATCACCAGAACTACTAGCACCAGCTGAAGCACCAGATGAAGCACCAGCACCAGCACCAGCTGAAGCACCAGCTGAAGCACCAGCACCATCACCAGAATTAGCACTAGCACCATCACCAGAATTAACACCAGCACCAGAATTAGCACCAGCTGAAGCACCAGCACCAGCACCACCAGAATCAAAACGATCACGAAAATTACCACCACCACCATCAACACGAGTAACACGTTCAGCAGCAGCAGCAGCAGCAGCAGCAGCAGCAGCGGCAGGATTATTACCAATAGCACCAGCACCAGCACCAGCATCAGCAGCAGGATTATTAACACCGATTCGTGAAGGAAGCAGAGAAAGCGAAGAGAGTTATAAAAGCATAAGTGAAGAAAGAGAATTACAAGAATTACAAGAATTATTAGATAATTTAGACGAAAAATTTTTAAATAATTTAAAAATTTTAAAAATATTAAAAGCTATAGATACTATTATTGATACTGAAGATATTTCAAGCTTAGATAAAATAAATGAGACTTTACAACCCTATGGAATAACTATAACACCTGAAAATATTAGTATAAATATAGCACAAGAAAAATAATTAAATATATATTATTGCCAACATAATATTATATATTTATAATATGAGTAAAAGTTATAATAAAACAAAATCATTAAAACTTCTTATTAATCAAACAAAGAAAAATAAATTGTTAGTAAATAGTTATGTTAAAAAAATGTTTAATTTTTATAAACCAATATTACAACTATTAGAAAAAGAACCACACATAGCACAAATTTTTAGTATAAAAAAAAATAGTACTATGCGTAATTTTTTAGTATATATATATGCACAATTTATTGAGGTTAATAAATTTATAAATACTTTGAATATAATAAAGTCACGAACAGAAACAAGTAATGTAAGCACAAAAATAAGCAATGTAATAGAAGACCATTTAAGTAAAAGTATATATATAGATAGTTCAATAATAACTTATATTAGCAATAATTTGAATAATTGTAAAATTATTAGTTATGAAAATATTATACATAATAAAAAGTTTGTTTTAGATTTTATTGTTTATGATAAAATTAATATAAACAATTTGGATAACATTGTAAAAAATATGTTAATTTTTTTACAAATATTAATAAAAATATCTAAAAATTTGAATAATGAAACAAATAAATGTTCAAAAGATGGAATTAGTATTACTTTTTTTTTAACACCTTTTTTAAAGAAATTAAATATTAGTAAAACTGAATCTGAAGCCAAAGAAATATTAGGAGCAAAAAATGTAAATAGTGGTTTTAATTATACTTGTTTAAATAGTGGTTTAATATTTATTTATAGAAAAGAAGACTTTTTCAAAGTGTTTGTTCACGAATCGGTTCATGGTTATGGAATAGATAGAGCACTTCATTTTAATTTTGCTAAAAATGAACACTATAAGAAATTTATAAATTTTTTTGCTTTTGCTAATAAACCTATAACTGATGTTGGTATAAATGAATCAGTAACAGAATTTTGGACATCACTATTATATTTATGTATTAATAGTTATCAAGATTCTAAAAATTTATCTAGTTTTATTTATAATTTTGAGAGATTATACAAATTTGAATTGGTTCATGCTTTATATCAAATAAGTAAAATTCTTCATTACAATAATTTAACATATAATAGTTTTATTAATAACTCAAATTCAAATTATAGAGAAAATAGTCATATTTTTTCTTATTTTATAGTCAAAACAATCATGCTGTTAAATCACGAGCATATGTTAAATTCTCAGTTATTTGATTTAAATGATTTAAATAATTTAAATAATTTACAACTTATTAAAACTAATGTACTTAGTATTACTAATAATAATATAAATATTAAATTAAAGTCAGATGCTATAAGTATTAATAAATTATTTACTAATTTATATGACTATGCGAGAGATCCATACTTTGTTAAAATAATGAATATTATTGAATTAGAATATATGAAACATTATAATAAATATATGATGACTTATGGTAACGTTAAAACGCATAAACAAACTAAAAATAACAATAAAAATAAGAATTTAACAATGCGTAAAATTACGACACGTAAACATCAAAGCAAAACTAACAACACATTACATATGCTAACCAATTTAAAAATGATGATATATGATTATAATATATAATAAAAATATAAAAATAAAAATAAACTAATAATAATAAACTAATATTAATATATGAATAATATTAATAATATTAATAATTTAAATATTGATAATATGAATATAAACATTAGTAAAAAGAAAAAATGTAATGAAGAAACCGAATTAGTAGTTAAAAATAATATATTGGAATTTTATTTTAATTTACCTATTAAAAATAAAAAGACATTTATAAAAATAGTTGATGAAGATTTCAATGTACCTAATTATAAAGACTATAATAATTTATTAATAATAAATTATAGTGTTTCACAATTAAAGTTAATAGCAAAATACTATAAATTGAAAACTACTGGAAACAAAGAATATTTAAAAAAACGTCTATATAATTATTTATATTTTAGCCATAATATAATAAATATTCAAAAAATTGTGCGTTGTAATTTAACAAAAAAATATATTAAATTACATGGTCCTGGTTTTCATAATAAAACACTATGTTCTAATGATGTAGATTTTTGCACATTAGACAATTTAAATAATATTCCATATAATCAATTTATTAGTTTCAAAGATGACAATGAACACATATATGGTTTTGATGTATTATCTCTCTATAATTTGTTTATGAAAGTTACAAAAAATAATAAAACTAGAATGGCAAATGAATTAAACAGTAATAATTTATTAAATGTACAAAATCCTTTTACTAATATATATTTTTCATATAATGTTTTAAAGCAATTATTAGAATATATTCGACTAAGTAATTTATTAAAAATACATATTGATTTAAATTATGATGACTTAGCACATCTCTCAATAAGTAAACAAGCTGAAATGAAAATTTTAACATTATTTCAAAGAATAGATAGTTTAGGAAATTATACAAATATTAAATGGTTTTTAGAACTTGATAAATATGGACTAATAAGATTTATAAGAGAATTAGTAGATATATGGAATTATAGAGCAAATTTAAGTCAAGAAACTAGAAGAGAAATTGTACCTCCACGTGGAAATCCTTTTTACGATGAACATATAAATGTAAATAATTTGCCACAATATAATTTTACACAAATTAGAAAATATAGTATTGCTATTATTGATTTAATGATAAATAAAGGAATCAATGAAAATTCTTGTTTGCTTGGAAGTTATTATGTATTATGTGCTTTAACAATGGTATCTAGTGATGCGGCTAATACTTTACCTTGGTTATATGAAGCAGTTAATGTATAAAAATTTTTTAATATAATTTTTTAAATAATTTATTTAAAAAACTATAAATATAAAATAAAAAAATAAAAAAATTCGTTTATTTTTAACCCATTTTAGCATTTTAAAAATAATAATTTTTATAATATATATTTATTAATAAAACAACTTAAAAGAAAATTTTTATTATAGATTATAAAAAAATGCCCTCGAACAAGAAAAAATCCGAACAAACAACCACACCAGTTGAAGCATCGCCAGCTGTAGTTACTCCTGAACCAACCAAAAAATCAAAATCACCAAAACCAGTAATTGACCCAGTTGGCGAAGTCAAGACCGAAGAACCAAAACCAAAAGTCAGCAAGTCAACAAAAGTAAAGGCACAAGAAAGTGTTCAACCAGAAGTTCCAGTTGTAGCGTGTGAAATGGAAAATGTTGTTATTGCCAGTGATGCTGCCGAATATTCTATTAGCACTGGATTTTCTGAATTTATTTCTAAATTTCAAACTATGCTAACTAGTTTCAATGCGCTAAAAACTGAACTACGTAGTCTAGAAAAAATTACTGTAAAACAGTTAAAGGTTGCCGAAAAACTAAGCAACAAAAAACGTCGCAAGGGCAATCGTGCCCCAAGTGGTTTTGTTAAACCATCACTAATTAGCGATGAACTTGCTAAATTCTTAGACAAACCTTGCGGAACAGAAATGGCTCGTACTGATGTGACACGTGAAATTAATAAGTATATTCGTGCTAACAATCTTCAGGACAAAAGCAATGGACGCAAAATTAATCCAGACAAGCAACTAACTCAACTCCTAAAAATTGAAGATTCCGTAGATCTTACATATTTCAATCTTCAAAAATATATGGGACCCCATTTCCCTAAAGTAGTTAAAACTGAACCAGTAGCAACAGCTTGAATGTAAAAATATAAAAATATAAAAATATAAAAATATAAAAATATAAAAATATAAAAATATAAAAATATAAAAATATAAAAATATAAAAATATAAAAATATAAAAATATAAAAATATAAAAATATAAAAAAAATTTATAATTATTTTAATACTTAATAATACGTTAAATATTAAAATATAAATAAAAAATTGAAAACAAAATTTATTTTAGTTTTTATTTTAAATCAAGTTCTAATTACAAGTTCTAATTATGATTATTAATTTAGCAAAGAATGCGTTTATAATTATGATTGCTTATGTTTTAATTTTTAATATGTTCATTAGTATTAAATACGCTTTAGAGTATATGTTGCTACCCAAAATAGTACCATTAATTTGGTTTCTAGTTGCTCTTCCTACACCATATTATACAGCAATGTTAATAGCACCATTAATAAATTAATAAAAAATATAATATAAAATTTGTAAGTAAAAATATTTTTTTACATTTATTTTTATACATAATAATTATGAGCAATAAATAAAAATAAAATAATAAAAATAAATGAAAAATAAATAAAAAAAAAAATTGATTTAAAAAAATAACAATATAATTATTAACATATTATAAACTTAATATGGCGACTATTGTATCTGGTGCTGCGTTCAATGCTTCCACTGATTTTGTGTATACGAAGCCCAAGTTAAATGCCAATAACGGCAAGTCTATTGGTATTCTTAACAAGCATAACATGAAATCACTATATGTTAGTACACCTCTTATGTTAACATGGGGTGTTAATGAATATACAGATGACAAAACTGGAAAAAAGACATTTGATATGGCACTTCAATTTCCTAATCAGGAATATGATAATCCAGAATGTGGTGCGTTTCTTAAGAATATGCAAGAACTTGAAACTCGTATTAAGAGCGATGTAATTACTAATTGTAAAGAATGGCTAGGCAAGCCTAAAATGAGTTCAGATGCTGTTGACGCACTATGGAGCCCTATGCTAAAATATCCAAGGGATAAAGCAACCGAAGAACCTGACCATTCTCGTGCTCCATCATTAAAAGTTAAACTTCCTTATTGGGAAGGTGTATTTAAGGATGGTAATGATAGACTTGAAATTTATAGCGAATCTCAAGAGTTACTATTTCCAAATGATGATAATAATTCTATTACAGATTTTATTGTTAAGGGTTCAAGTGTAGCAACAATTATTAAATGCGGTGGTATTTGGGTTGCGAATGGAAAGTTTGGTGTTACATGGAAATTATTTCAAACAGTAGTTAAACCAAAGACCAGTCTAAGTGGAAAGTGTCATATTGTATTATCTGAAAAAGATAAGGAAAAGCTGGTTGCGCATGTAAATGATGACGATGATGATGAACCAGTAAAGATGGTTTCAAGTGTCACAGAAGTTCCTGACAGCGATGATGATGAAGTTGTACAAGAGAAAGTAAAGGAAGAGCTCAAGGAAGAAGTCAAACAAGTAGATGTTGAAGATGCTCCAAAAAAGAAACGCATTGTAAAGAAGAAGTCTAATGAATAAAGAATAAGTCGACTAAATAAATAAAAATTAAAAATAGCATAACATAAGCATATTTTGTATATAATAAAAAATTCATATTTTTTTTTATAAATTTTTTATTATAATAATTATTATTATTATTATTATTATTATTATTATGATAAATAAATATGAAAAATTATGTCACTTTTACAACTATTATCTAAAATATTATTAGTATTTATTTTAGCTAATCCTTGATTTTTTATACTATAATTTTGGTATTTGCTAAATGTTAATTTGTTAATAAGTATATTAAAACTATGATCTTCAATATTAATAGTTATATTAGTATTAGTATTTAATAAATCTATTATGTTACTAAATGTATTAGTATAAGTATAATGAATATTATTATCATTATCTAATACAATATTACTATTTAATAAAGGATCAATTTTTATAATATTATTTTCAAAATTTAATTCATTATGCCATAAAGGAATATAAATAATATCATCATTTATTATTAGTTTATAAACATCACTATTAAGTAAATTAACAATATTAGGTGTTAAAATATAAATATTATATTTTGATAATTTCTCTTGTAATATTGTTTCAATAGTTGTTATAATAGTATGTGATAGTGTATTATTTTCACAAACACACTCTTTTTTGTATTTTAACAAAAAAATATATAAATCTTCTAAAATAGCTATAGAAAAATTATCAAGCAAATTTATTAAAATACTTTGAATGTGACTATTAGTATAATGTTTAATATTATTAATATTTTCTTCCAAATTAATAGAATCACTATTGTTTGAATAATATTTTGTAATAAAATTAATAAAATTTAAAATATAATAATTATAAGTATTTGTAGTATTATTATTTGTAGTATTTGTAGTATTTGTATTATTATTATCAAAAGTACAATCATCTTTACTAATATTTATTAATTCTTTCAAAGTATTATATGCTTCATTTATATTTTGAAAAACTTGTGTTGCTTTTTCATTATTAATATTTTTATCTGGATGATATATTAAACATTGTATGTGATAATGTTTTTTTAATTCATTATGACTAATATTTTTAATATTATAAATACTATAATTTGTAATATTTAAAATCTCGATGGCTTCATTTATTTTCATGTATCAACTCTATTAAATATAATGTAAAACTTTCTAAATGAAAAATAGGTCTATAATTATTGTTATAATTTTTAAAAAAAATTAAACTATTATAAATTAAATCACTTATTTTATTATTGGCTATTAATTCCTTTTGTATTAGTGTTTTTATTATATAATAAAAGCACTCATGACAATTTAAATGATATATTAATATATCATATAATAAAGTGCGGATATTTTTAATATTATAATTAACACTAGTTATAAGTTCTATGTATGTATCACATATAGATTTATAATTCTCAATAAATTGTAAATTATTTGAAATATCTAAATGACTAAAAATATTTGGATTATTTACTTTATGACATATTTGTTTTATTAAATCAGTATTATTGGTATTATTTGTAGTTAAATATTTGAAAAATTGTTTGTTATTTTTATTACATAATCCCTGTATAGTTTTTTTATTTAATTTTGAAAAATATAAAATTTTACACATATTTATTATTTTATGTGGTATAAAACTTATACTTTCTGTTATAATAATATATTTAATAGTTAAAGATGAAAATAACTCTTTTTGCATATAATTATATAGTAAGTCTAGCAAATCATAATTAATTTTATCAAAATTACGAAAAACAATATATCCTTTTTTATTACATGATGAAGCAATTGAATTATATATAATAGTATATATATCATTCCATGAAGATTTACTATTGTATATGAAATTTTCTACATCTATTTCATAATGTATATCACTAATTTTTATATAAAAATCTGTTTTTACTAAATTAATATGTAATTTTTTCTCATATTTTAAATTACTTGGACTAAAATGTTGTAAAAGTTTTAGCGCATTTTTATATTTATATGAACACGAAGGTCCATAAAAAATATAATTAGTAAAATTGTCATTATTTATAGTATCACTATTTATGTTGTCATTATTTATAGTATCACTATTTATGTTGTCACTATTTATAGTATCACTATTTACACTAGTTTTTATAATTTGTAATAATTCTTTATTAAAATTATAGTCACTATTTTCATTTATGATTTCAATATAATTTTTTTTTAAATTCATAATTTTATAATATTTATTAATAATTATAATTAGTAATAATAGTTTTAAATATTTAAAAAACTATAATACATTTTAAATGAATTATTGTTAATATATAAAACAATAATTAGTATTTTTATTAAGTATAGTAATTTTATAATATGATTTGTGAAAATTTAAAGAGTCTTGATTATAATGCTATAATAATTAATGAACCAATAAAAAATAGTGTTCTACAATACAATTATTTTTATAAATTACTATATTCTACAAATATAGTAGTATTAACTAGTATATTTATATTATTTGAATTAAATAATGTAATACTTGAAAATGATAAAGCACTATTTAATAAAAATACAACTAATGATAATGTTTTTAACAAACTTAATCAATTAGAAGAATATTTATTAAATTTAATTAACAATTCAAAAACAAAATTATATAAATTTAAAGAATTACATGAAAACCAATATTTCAAATATTCATTATTTGACGATATTGAGAAATTTAATAATTATAAATATGTTAATACTTTAGATGAGAAAAATAACAAATTTATATTAAAAATATCCGGTATATGGGAATCAAGAGAAAATATAGGATTAACATTTAAAATTATTATTGCAAATAAATATATAAAATTTACTTGAGTTGAACTTCATCTGTTGAAAAAAATGCTAAACTAATATGAATCATTAATATAAATATAAAATTAATAACACACAATACATATGTTATGTTTTTAGATAATTCTATTTTATTAGCAATATCTGGTCTCTTTTTCGTTTCGTTATCATTTAAAATATTATTAAATAAATATGTACTTATTAAAATTATTTGAACTATTATTAAAAATGATGACATAAATGAATATGTATGATAATCACGAGTAACTTTATCAGTATTTATTCTAGTAAAATATGAAAAATTTAAAAATATTGTATACATAATTACAAATAAAGTTAAAACAATAGGAAGTGTGTTTAAAAGTGAAATTCCTATAAAACTAGCATTTTTAGTTGTTTCTTTTTCAGCTTTAAATATTTTATTTGACATATTTACTCCCATAAATACCATAATACTTAACGCAATAGCTGTTAAACCATAACCCCATATTGTAGATGACGCAGGACCCATATTTCCTAATTTAGTATAATTTTCAGAAAAAAATAATTTTATAATAATTCCTATACAAGCTAAAACTACAATATTTAGTAGATCTAAATGATTATTATGAGACAAACCAAATCCAAATATACCTTGTGATTTGTCTTTTCTTGAAGATTCGGATTCAGATGTAGACATAATTATATGTAATTAATATATATTAATATTATTACTTAATACTTATAATTTTAAAAAATAATAAATATTTGTAAATATAAGTTATTAAATAAATATATATTTTATAAATATAACTATAAAATATATACTATGAATCATAATCATCCATTAATAAAGACAAGTCATAATTTTGTTTTAGACAGAAAGGTATTATTTATTGATAGTAATGATCGAGATGTTGAACGTTGGCCAAGTGCTTCTGAATTTGAAATAAATTGCCCTCAAAATTATACTAATGTTGAATCATTGCGACTATCAAGCATAATGTTGCCTAATTTTTTTTATAATATAAGCGAGCAATTGCGAACAAATAAAATGATTGTCGAGTATAGTGGCTCATCAACTATTATTACTTTAGATGATGGTTATTATAATTACACTCAATTACAAGGTGCTTTACAAACCAAAATTAGTGCAATACATAGTCACTTTACTACTCTTTTTAGTGTTTCTTATAACCCAATTAATCGCAAATATACTTTTTTACATACCAGAACTAGCGGAACAGCATTTACATTCAGATTTGATTTACCTATTAACTATGATTGTGCTAAAGATAACTATAAAACAGATGTATATGCTCAACATAGCAATTGGGGTTTAGGTTATATTTTGGGTTTTGATAAAATAAAATATACTTCTTCTAGTATTCCAGATGGTAGTCATACTCATCAACAATTAATTGCTCCTAATCCAAGCGATTTAGAGCAAAATAAATGTATATATATTGAATTAGAAAAATACAATAAATGTGATGAAATCAAACCTTTCTTATATTATAATTATAATAATGCCAATTCAGGTATAGTAAATTCGGCATTTGCTAAAATTCCTATTTATCCATTTCAAGACAATAAAGGTTTAGTAAATGATGGATATTTTGAAAACATTAGTTATTATCAACCACCAATTGATAAAATAGCTAAATTTAAATTAAAATTTAGATATCATAATGGTATGTTAGTTGACTTTCACAATTTTAATGTTTCTTTATCGCTAGAAATTAATCAAATTCGTAATGAAATGAATAATTATGAAGTCAGAACTCCATATAAAGTTTGTAACTCATAAATTTTTTATTATAAATTTTTTATTTATTAAAGATTATTTTCTCTAATATAGCAAGTTTCGCATAATGGAATATATTCACTAGTTCCTATTAAAATTTGAAAATAACTAGCATTATTAACAATACGATGACTATAACAAGACGCTCCGCCACATTTAGCACATTTTCCAGTCATTTTAAATAGTTTTGTTGCTTTAGTTACTAGTTCCATCATTGTACCAAATTTTTGCCGTTTATAATCTAAATCTAGACCACATAATATAACATTTTTTCCTAACGTCTCATTTAAATATAAAACACTTGTAAATATTGTTTCAAAAAACTGAGCTTCATTTATAAAAATATGATCTGCGTTAGCAATTATTTCTTTTGTTGGACTATTTTTAATGAAATCATCTAGATTTATAATGCTATAACAATCAATTGCTAATCCATCGTGTGAAATAATTTTATTTTTACCATAACGTGTATCTAACTCATAATTAATAGCAACACAATTTTTATTTTTGGTCATTGTTGTTTTATAAAGTTCAATTAATTTTGTAGTTTTACCAGAAAACATTGGTCCATAAATCAATGTAATACTCATAGTTATGCGTTTATTTATAATATTATAAATAATAACTATTTATAACATATTTCAATTTTAATTAACAAAATATATTTTTTATAAATAATAGTTATTTTATATAAAATATTTATATATTATAGAAATGACAGATTGGAGCGATGATATTGATAAGGTATTAGATAATATTAGAATAAATTGTGTTATTTTGAGCAATTTACATAAACAACGCTATTTTGAATTACAATCATCACTCAAATATTACAGAATGCCAGTGATTATATTAAATGGTATAAATAGCATATTTGCTGTAGGTCTTCAACCATATATATATCAAGGAACAATTAGTTTAACAAATTCATTAATAGCTTTAACTTGTGGTATAATAGGTAGTATTGAGTTATATTTAGGGATACAAAAAAGATTAGAAAATGATATGATAAGTCAGAGAGATTATTATTTATTAGGCATTGATATATATAAGACATTAAGTTTAGATAAAACTAATCGACCGATTCCCGCAAAAGATTTTCTTGAAAAGAGTTATAATATATATACAAAACTTATAGAAAGTTCGTCAACATTAGCAAAAGTAAAAGGTGATAAATTAATACAAATAGATTTTGATACTGATGTAGAAAATATTGTATTAACTCCTGTACCAAAAAGAGGAAGTGTAGATTTATCTCCTAATAATATTGACTTGTCAATCACGGATTAATTTATTAAAAATTTAAAAATGATAAATGATAAATGATAAAAATGATTAAAAAAAATTGATAACTATTTTTTAATATTGTTTATAACATTTATTAATATTTATACTAAATCAATGACAGGTCACACTATTAACACACAACAAAATCAAGAATTTTTATCAACTATGCATACTATGATTGATGATTTAGATGCTATTTCTTCCGCTATTGATGAAAATATTTATATAAGGTTGGTAAATGGACTACAACGCTTATATAATATACACAATTCAGGATCACAAGCAAATACGAGTAATAACAGAGATACTCGGATCCATGAGCAACCTCAAATATTTAATGAAGAAAATAATATAGCCCAAAATATTAGTAGCGCGTTAATAAGACATTATGAACGAGTTAATGACATTAGTGGTATTCCTATAAATGCTTATCCTGTAAATAGGAATAATGTAAATAATCAAAACAATCATAGTATGCATTGGATAGAAGCGGCGCTCAGAGAAGGGATAACGCGAGCATGAGCTTTGTCGGTGAAATAGATTATGATGGCAATATTACATACGATTAAAAATTTAAAAATGATAAATGATAAAAAAATTGATAACTATTTTTTTTTATAAAAACAATAATTAGTACATTTAAACTAATATAATATGACTGGACATAGTATTAACACAGAACAAAGTCAAGACTTTTTATCAACAATGCATACTATGATTGATGATTTAGATACTATTTCTTCAAACATTGATGAGCATACTTATTTAAGATTAGTAAATGGACTACAACGTTTATATAATATATATAATTCATCAAATCAATCACCTAATAGTGTTAGAGAAACTCCAAATCAAAGAAATCAAAACAGATTACGTGAAAATTTGCTAGATAATAATGAAGTCGAAATCACTAGAATTTTAGCACAACATTATGGAAGAGTTTATGATAGTAGTAGTGTTCTTATAAATAACGAACCTTATCCTATAAATGATACTATTAATGTTATAAATAGTGATGCTAATACTATTAGTAATGCTAATGTTATAAATAGTGATGATCATATTATTATTGATACTAATAATAACAACAATAACAACAACAATAATGATTATGATTCTTTAAATCAAGCACTATTTCGCGAAAATGCTAGAATTGGTTACGCAACTCTTTATAGTAACGCCTTTGATTATTGGAATCAAGCACGTTATCAAAATATTAGTACAACAACTATGACTATTACTAGTAGATGATTTACATGGTAATTTTGTTATATATAATTGTAGTTGTGGCAAGTAATATTCCTCCCCATAATGTGTCTAATAGCACTAATAATGGCGACCATTCTTTAAAAAAAGCATAATTAGTTGTTTCATAAACCCCATTAATAAGCACACCTAATAAAAAGGCATCTTTAGGAGGTGCTCTTTTTTTTATAATAAAATAATATAATCCAGAAACCAATATTATATAACATGCTAATGCGGATTTTAGATTAACTTTTAATTCTGTTTTTTGAACTTTACTTATTACAGACATCATAAAATCTTTAAACAAAAATAAATATGTTAAATCTAATGCTAATAATATTGTTCCGCTAAGTATTAATGCTTTCCACATTATAATATATATAAATATTATTTATATATATATTATTTTTTAATGTTTTTTTATGTTTTTTCTTGTTCTAGTTATATCAAATATTTTTATTTTTTTTGGTGAATTTGTGCTATCATATTTCAAATCTAAAAAGTAAGACTCTTCTTCTGGTAGTTTTGTGTTATCATATTTTAAATCTAAAAAGTAAGATGCTTCTTTTGGTGGTATATATAATATGTCCGGATAATAATTAGATACTATAGCATTATATACATGTACATTATTTTTTGTATCATATTCTTTATAAATAAAATTAGATATTATAGTATTTCTTTCAAGCACTATTTCGCTTTCATCATCTTTATCATTATAATTATATACTTTTATTTGCGGATTAAGTGATAATATTAATACTATTCTATATTCTTCTTGTTTTGTATCAGCAAATTCTACTGCTATTTTATAATTTTCGGTTGTTGAGTTATAAGCTTTATATATAATAGGAGTATTTTTATCTAATGATACTTTGCTAATATGTGTAATACCCTTGTATAATTTTTTTGTTGAATTATATGGAACCATTCTTTTATCAATACCTTTCACAATTGTAATAATATTTTTTGCTTTTTCTTTATTTACCTTACTTAATTTTATATTTATTAAATTTTTACCATTAGCATTGACATTATTGACTTTCAAAAAATCATTAATAACACTATAAGAATACTGACTAGTATTTATGGGGTCTTTTGTATATGAGTGTATATCTTCTTTGTATGCTTTTAAAGCATTTTCATCATAATATTTTTTACGCGAACTTGTTTTAATAGAACTTAAATATTGTAAGCTACTCATATTATTAATATATTATAATAATATAATAACTTAAAAACCATAAATTCACAAATTCATAAATTAAAAATTGTAAATTGTAAATTGTAAATTGTAAATTGTAAATTGTAAATTGTAAATTGTAAATTGTAAATTGTAAATTGTAAATTGTAAATTGTAAATTGTAAATTGTAAATTGTAAATTGTAAATTGTAAATTGTA